CAAACCTTGTCCATCCTGCAACTCCTTCAATACGATTGAGATTATAAACAGCAATCTCACCAGTAAAGTTCTGAGCAAAAACAAATGACTCAGCCGTGTTTACAGCGCCACTAACAACACACATTTGAACAGGGTCGCTTATTAAATGAGAAGAAAGCAATGAGATAGGATCAGCCTTATAAGCTTGCTCACTATCATCAAACACAAACTGACGTATCATCTTACCGCCAACTTGACTAAATATTGTAGCACCATAGAAAGGTTGCGGCCTAACAAAAGTAGAGCCAAAAGAAGTCTGTCTTTTTACTTTAGCGTTTGTTGGGGTAATTGGTTGGTTTTCAAATGTAGGAATAAAAAACTCAGAACCTGCGGTAAAGATATGTATATCTCTATTAGAAACAAAGTGACGTATAGTAGCCACTTCACCAATACTCATAACAAGTTCTAGAGAATCATCATCAGCAGCTTCGCCAATATCAAAGTTATAATATAAACCAGATTTACTAGCCCATACAGTATCAGGTTGTGAAAGCGTACCACCAAACCACAACCTATTCTCATGAAAGCCAACAGCAGCAGGGTAACCACGCAATGAAGAGTATGACTGCTCCATCCATTGCTGTGTAGGTGCATGAGTTACAACTTGTATATTACCACCACCATCTTCAGTAGTATTAGCAGCCGAACCTGCGGTAATAGTGTACCTGTTTTCATCAATTACTTTTTGAATTGTTCTTGAACCATTTATCTGTGCAGCATTTACACCACCAACAGCAGATGCATTTCTTATAGTAATAGAGTCATTGGCTACCATTCCATGATTAACATGCGTAATTTCTATTGTAGTAGACCCATCAATAGTTCTCAAAGCATTTGGATCTAATTCTACGAATAACTCATCAACCACATTCCCAGTTGCCTGAGTAGCAGACTGAACAGAAGTAATGAGTATCTCAGCATCATGGTAAACTAAAGTAAGACCAACATGCTTAGAATCAGGGTAGTTACCACCAGATTGACTGCCTGTTGTATCAAAATATGAAGCACTAGTGGTAAGCGTAATACCATTACCAGTAGTAGCAGACGGATCTAAGGTTACACCAGTAGGCTGAAAAGAATAATACGGCTGATAAGTCTTTGCATCCCCTGCTTGAAGTTGAAAAGTAAACTGCTCTACTTGAAAACTATTTAAGCCAGTTCTTACTATCTGTTGACACATAAAAGTATTATGACAAACAAATAATACATCACCACCTTGAGCATATGTCATTTCATGCAAGTATGCTTGATCCCATTGTAATGATGCACCGTCTACATCTTGAGTAAGTGTAGTTGCTAAACTTAATGCGCCAGTTGTCGGGTTAATAAAAAATATCTCACACTTCTGATGCGAAAAAGCTATTACATATTGCTCATCATCTGAAAATATAAAAGGTATTAATCTTACTTGCTGTCTTATTGAGGTATCTTCTGTTACACCAGTAAAATCGTGCAGTGCTTGAAACCCACCTCTTTTAGCCACACCGCCTTCTGTTCTTATAAAAAAGTTTTTTACTGATTGTGCAGACGAGTTATAAATAGCAGAATCCGTCCTTGAAACCAAAGACGGACTAATCTCACCATACTGAAAGTTTGTAATTGGTATTCGTGCCTTTTGCATTAGCTGCGCCTATTCGTGATAAACCTCGATGTTGTAACTTTTCTTGTTGTTTGTTGTTGTGAATCTGTAGATCTAGCTTTTGCTAAAAGTCTTGTGTACTGGTTTTCCATCAAACCTGCGAGTGATGTATCTCTTATCAATGCAGTAGCAAACACAACAGCCATTGCATATTCTACACATACAGAAAAATAAGAAGGCCAATTAACCTCTTCTGCTCTATATGTATAATCTAATATTAATTCGTCAGTTGGTGCTGCATCGCAGAATATCTTGCTACCATAGATATTATATTCTATTTGCAAATCTCTTACGGTTACGGCATGTACAAATAAATAATCAGGTAATTGATATGCTGCATCAAATCTCCCAGTAGGAGCGTCAGACAATCTATTCAATACAGCTTGGTTAGTTGAAAATCTCCACCTAGTAGATGTAAGATTGGTTCTTGCAATATCTTCATACATATTACCTGCAATCAATGCTTCTGTAGTATCGTCTTCAAAAGACGTAATAGGCTCTGCACCAACTAAGATGAGAGCACGACTACAAATATCAATTGCGCTATTAGCAGGAGTACTGAGTGCCATTACAAACCTCTATGTAAAGAGGGGGGCTTTCGCCCCCACCCTATTAGTCGGTGTCGGTTACAGTAATAGCTGTACCGTCAGCAATATCTACTACCGAACCTGTGTTCGATAATACCAATGATACGCTGAGAGTAGGAGCATCACTATCCAGTACAAAAATAGCGTCACCAACATTTAACATGCTAGCAGCGTCATTAAAGTAACCAGAAGCGCGAACCGCTGTCATGGCATCAGTTGAGTCATAAAACCAAAGGCTATGACCACCACCACCTGCCATACGAGTTAGACCAGATGCAGAAAAAGCCATTTTAGATCCTCCTCTTAGTTATTGTCTAGGACTTCGTAGATACCGTTATCATCGATAGCTACCGCGCCCATTGACATCATTGATGTTGCTAAGTGAGATACTTTCTCAGCAACATAGTTTACTTCAGTTTGAACATCAGAGTTGATGCCAATACCTACAGCACTTGTATGGTAAGCAAAGTTCTTACCACCTGCTACAGCAGACGTTGAGAAGATCTTGAAACCCAAGAACTCTTTCATTGTCATGCCACCTGCGAATGGTAGGTTCTGCGGTCCAACAAAGTCTGATGAGGCAAACTCATTGATTTGGAACAAATCAGCGTATCCTGCTGGAGACATCGCAAGATAGCGTTGTCCATCTTCTGGAACATCTGCCGTACCCATTGTTTCAAACAATGATAGGAGATCCGCTTTTTCAAGAGCAGAGCCAGTATCATGTATTTGAGTGGCATTAGCACCTGCATCCATAGCAGCAATGATAAGCTCATCAGTTTTTCTACCAAGAGCAGCAGCAGCAGATTGCGCTACAGCTTGACGCTCATTGATATTTGTTTTCAACTCATCAAGCTTGTCAATAAATTCAGCAGCATAGAAGTCACTCATTGATGCTTCTACATTGGTGTGTACTAGCTCCATAGGAGTTACATTACCGTTACGTGATTTTGTTGAAGCTGTTCCAGTGCCTATTTTCTGGAATCGTGCAGTTGACCCTGACACATTTGTAGAGCGAATAGTATTCCGTAGCTTTGAACCCATACGCTGATACGCCATGTGAACTTCAGTTTCAAACTGCTTTATAAAGGCTTGGTCTATAGTATTAGCCATTTTTACAGTCCTTAATTGAGTTTTCGATTGCTACGAGTGTCCACGTTTACACGTCAATTCGGGTATCCATAAGGGCCGATCAATGCACTATGGGTCGTAATATTTCATTATTAACATCAAAATTCTCAGAATTGCAACGCACAAATTCAACAAATCTATTATCATTGCTCATTTCGACAGGCTCAAAGCCAAGCCAACAAGCCCAATTTAGCATATGCTCATTCTTAGAAAGGATAGTCATAGTAATTATTGGGTGTAATTTATCAAACATATTTAACAAAGACTTAGACATCTTTGCTGTTAATACAACGTTATGCTCTAAGCTATTTGCAAATATGGTAAACATTTGTGGAGTATCTTCAAAAAAAGAAAGCCCACCTACAAAAACTATATTACCATATTTATTTCTACAAATATAAGATTCCGTTGAATTAAATATCTCAAACAGTGCTTGTTCTACGGAATCATAACCAAAGTCTTTTACCTCTACTTTGTTAGCAGGGTGCATAATACTTTCAAATTCTTTAACATGATAATGTTTCATTGGGGTAAGATATGCCTTACCCCTTTGAATTATCTTCTTTTCATCTATTATAAAGTTTTTGGAAACCATCATTGACTTCCTGTATAAAGTCATTGTTTCTCCTTGCAGGATGCCAGTACCTTTCGTCTTGCATCATCTCTCTCAAACCTGCTTCTGTAATTTTACCAGATGGTGTACCGTCACTACCTAATGATGGAGACTGTAGTTTTTCCATAATAAACTCAAGAGTCTCTAAACCTTCGGCTGTTTCGGTAAGTCTTTCTATAGAGTCCATATGCTGTTCTGGGAAAAACTGTTTAGAAAATAAAGCAGCAGCCTCTATCCTAGCATTAGCATTATCACCAAGTTTTTCTATCTCAGCATCAGTATCTATCATTTCTGCCTGAGTTGCTTGCATTACTTTCTCAATGCCTTCTTCAAACTCAGATTGACTAAAGCCATAAGTGTATGCGTGATCTGCCCACCACTTTAACACATCACTATCTATAGCACTTTCCTCATCTATATAGTCAGGAAGTTGATAGTCACCTGCACTATCTGGCCTATCTTTAAAACTCTCAGCCTCAATCTCTTTTAGCACTTCAGCACGAATATCTTCGTCCTTAGTACCAAGCTTAGACTCAAGCTCCTTATATGCTTTAGCTAAGTCCTCACCAGACTTGTATTTCTCAGGCAACCATTCTGGCCGGTCCTCTGTCTTAGCCTCTAAATCTTCTGCTACTACAAAGTCTCTTTCCTCTTGCGGAGGCAGTTCTGTTGTTGCTTCTGCTTCTTGAACTTCTTCATTCATTATTCTTTACCTTATGTGATCTCTGAATATGACGCTCTATCAAGCCAACTAAATAACGCTGACCTTCTAAATGACGCAGTTCATCAGTAGAAATATTAGGACCGCTAACCATTTCTATAGTAACACTACGCAAGTATTTAAGAATCTCTTGACCAGTAGGTTCAGAAAATAAAGAGCCAAAGTTAAGGCTTATTCTATCTTCTTCTGCTTTCTTTCTTGCTATTCCGTCTAAACCAATATGAC